AGAGTATGATGATTTAATTCCTAATAATCAAGATGGTGTTATAGATGAAACATAAAGATTATTGGAGAAAGAGATTTGAACAATTAGAAGAAGCTCAAAACAATAAAAGTGTAAAATATTATCTTGAATTAGAAAAGCAATATAAACTAGCTATGAATAGTATAGAAAAAGATATGTTAGCATGGTACAACAGATTTGCCAAAAATGAAGGAATATCTTTATTAGAAGCTAAGAAACTACTAAATACAAGAGAACTAGAAGAGTTTAAATGGAGTGTAGAAGAATATATTAAATATGGTAAAGAAAATGCTATAAATCAAAAGTGGATGAAAGAGTTAGAAAATGCTAGTGCAAGAGTTCATATAACAAGGCTTGAAGCTTTAAAGTTACAAATACAGCAACAAGTAGAAGTTTTATATGGAAATGAACTTGATGGTATTGATAAACTAATGAGAGATATTTATACAAGTGGATACTATCATACAGCTTTTAATGTTCAACAAGGAGTAAACGTTGGTTGGAGTTTAATGAGTCTTGATACTAATAGAATAAATAAAATTATCTCTAAACCATGGGCAACAGATGGATTAAACTTTAGTGAAAGAATTTGGGGTAAGTATAGACCTACTTTAGTAAATGAACTACACACTAAGCTAACTCAATCAATTATTAGAGGTGAAAATCCAAAAAATTTAGTAAATGACTTTGCTAAGAGATTTAATGTATCTAAATCACAAGCTAAGAATTTGATAATGACTGAATCAGCTTTCTTTGCATCAGCAAGTAGAAAAGATTGTTTTAGTGATTTAGATGTAGAGAAATATGAGATTATTGCTACATTAGATTTAAGAACTTCAAATATATGCAGAGAGTTAGATGGAAAAATATTTGATATGAAAGATTATCAAGTTGGAATAACAGCTCCACCATTTCATTGTCGTTGTAGGACAACAACAGCTCCTTGGTTCGAGGATGAAGAAGGCTATAGAGCAGCAAGAGGAGAAGATGGAAAAACATATTATGTACCATCTAGTATGAAGTATAATGAGTGGTATGAGAAGTATGTTAAAAATAATAGTAAACAAACTGGTGCAAAATATACTAAAGGTGATATCGAGTGGAATATAAGAAGAGAAGAAGAAGCAGAACTATATTACGATAATATTAGAAATAGAAAAGATGATATTTCCAAAATATCAAAGAATACAAATTGGTCAGAAAAAAGTATAGGTCAAATTAAAAATCATATTTTCTACAATACTCATATAATGAGAGATGGAACTAGACGTATGTTGGATTCTGACTATAGTATGTCAGTTGCTTGGCAAAGACTTATAAATGGTACATACGAAGATATTGATATTCTCTTATTAAAACATGAATACCTTGAAAGTATATTTGAGAAAAAGTATAATATAAGTAACTTAGAAGCCCATAGAATGACTGAGAAAAAGCATGATTGGTATAAAGAATTAATTAAACAGAAAGGAGAGTTTGAAGAAGATGATTGTCTTAATGAACTTATTAGAAAAGAATAATGAATATGTTATATATAGTTATGGATATGAAGAAAATAAGCTTGATGGAAGAATAAAAATATATTTAGATGATTTTTATAATTATGAAATAATAAAAGAGTCAAAAGATGAACATATAAGTAAATCAGCAACGTTAAAAGCTATTTCTAAACTTATAAAAGCTGCTAAAAATAACGATTTGAAAAAAGAAATGAGTTATCAATGTTAGAAGCACTTACTGAACAATAAATTAGTAGGTGCTTTTATTATGTAAAAGTTTAAAAAAGTAGGTGATTTTAATGTATATATTAACTCAAGTTATAGCTGTAGTTTGTGTAGTACAAATCTTTATTAATTGTATTGCTAATGTCAATGTAGGTATTCTTTGCAATAAATTAAAAGAAAAAAATGAAGCTAATATAGATAAAGTTTCTGATGAAATTCTAAAGAGAGTAGGAGAAGAATTAAATAAATCACTAGACAAAAGTCTTTAAAGACTTTTTTTATTGTGTAAAAAATGAAAGGAGATATTTAAAAGATGGATTGGTTAAAAGAATTGCTAGAAGGAATAAAAATAGAAAATAACAAAATTGATGTAGTTTCTCTTCAAAAATCTATAGAAAAGAAAATAAAAGAGACTACAATTACTCAAGAAGATTATACAAATCTTGAAACACAGCTTAATACAGCTAATGAAACTATTAAAAAGTTTGAAGGAGGTATGACAAAAGAAGATGTAGAGAATCTAAAAACAACTTATGAAACTGATAAGAAAACTTTGGAAGAAACTTACAAAAAAGAAATTGAAGAAAAAGATTTTAATTACTGGTTAGGTGATGCTTTTAAATCTGTTAAATGTAGAGATGAAATAGCATTAAAAGCTCATTTAGATATAGAAGCACTAAGAAATAGTAAAGACAGACAAAAAGCTTTTGAAGAGCAAATAAATCCTTTGAAACAGGATAAAGATTATTTGTTTAATGCAACACTAGAAGGTGAAGAACCTAAAATAGATACTATAACACCAGGGCAAGAGCCTAAGATAAATGATTTTGGTTTTAATTTTACTGGGGTAAGACCTCATGAAAATAATAATAAATAGGAGGAAATAAAATGGCAGCACTAAATTATGCAAAAGAATATTCAAATGTTTTAGCACAAGCATATCCTTATACTTTAAACTTCGGGGATTTGTATGCAACACCAAATAATGGAAGATATAGATGGACTGGTTCTAAAACAATAGAAATACCAACTATATCTACAACTGGAAGAGTAGATTCAAACAGAGATACAATAGCAGTAGCTCAAAGAAACTATGATAATGCTTGGGAACCTAAGGTATTAACTAATCAAAGGAAATGGTCAACATTGGTTCATCCAGCAGATATAAACCAAACTAATTATGTGGCTTCAATAGGCAATATAACAAAAGTATATAATGAGGAACAAAAGTTTCCAGAGATGGATGCTTATTGTATATCTAAAATATATGCTGATTGGACCGCATTAGGTAACACAGCAGATACAACTGTTCTTACAACAGCAAACGTATTAGAAGTATTTGATAAGTTAATGGAAAAAATGACAGAAGCTAGAGTACCTGAAAATGGAAGAATATTGTATGTTACTCCAGTAGTAAATACACTTATCAAAAATGCAAAAGAGATACAAAGAACAGTAAACATAAAAGATGGTGGAACTTCTTTAAATAGACAAACCACAGATATTGACACAGTTAAAATAATTAAAGTACCATCTAATCTAATGAAAACTGCATATGATTTTACAACTGGATGGAAAGTAGGAGTAGGAGCTAAACAAATCTTTATGTCCTTAGTTCACCCAAGTGCAATAATTACACCTGTTTCTTATCAGTTCTCTAAGTTAGACGAACCAACAGCAGTTACAGAGGGAAAATACTTCTACTTTGAAGAAAGTTTTGAGGATGTATTTATATTAAATAAAAAAGCTGATGCAATACAATTTGTTGTTGAAGGAGCTGGAGTATAATGGCACAAGTAAGGAAATTAAATAGAATATTAACTATAGAAGAGTGTAAAATAGATGATTTCTTAGAGATGGGATATGATTTGATAGATGAAACTGGTAAGGCAGTAAAGTATGGCAAGTCATTAAATGTAAAAGATTTAATAGCTGAAAATAATATTTTAAGGTCAAAAGTTGAGTCTTTAGAAGAAGAAAATAAGCAGCTTAAAGAGAAAAATAAGCTTACTAAAAAGTAGGTGAAAATTATGGAAAATAATCTGATTGATGAAATAGAAAAAAGACTTGAAAGTTTTGGATATATATTAAAAGATGGAGATAAGTGGTTAATAGATTTTATAAGAGAAAAAATAGAAAATATTATTAAACTAGATTGTAATATAAAAACTATGCCAATTGAATTGAAAGAAATTGAAGTTGATATGATAGTTGGAGAGTTCTTATTTACCAAGAAAAATATGGGGCAATTAGATATAGAAAGCATTAACTTTGAAGCTGTAGAAAAGTCTATATCAGAAGGTGATACAAAGGTAGATTTTGCTATAGGAA